CGCCTGTTGAGGATTGTTTTGTGCGGCATTTCTAGCGGTAAAATCAAAACGATTTACTGCTTTGCCATATCCTGCAGGCGTGGCCATAACCCATCCTTCGTGTCCGGGATCTTTCAAATCCAAGTTACGCAAAATGTCCAGCTTTAAATCATGTAACAACAAAAATAAAGTAAATGCAGCAGCCAGGCCTTCTGTGTTTGACGCAGGGCTTTTTAGATATTCTACAATGTTGTTGAACTTTTTAGAAGTTACTGCACTCTGTAGGAACTGGCCAAAATCACCTATCAAGTTAGAAAAGTCTCCAGTATACCCTGCATAGTCTGGATTGATACGTTTGTTGATGTAGTCCACACACAGTTTGGCCAAGTCAGTAATTTGCATGGCTCGCAGTTCTGCAGGATTAAACAAGGTATCAATGGCAGCACCTTTGCTGTTGCGTATTTGTTTGATTTGTTTGATCAATGCCGCTTGCCCTTTAGACTGTGCAGGATCTTGAGGTGTGATACCTTTACCATAGATTGGTTCGATCAAGAACAATCCCGGAACTTCATTGAATTTTACTCTGCTGAGTGGTTGTTTGGGCTCGCCTTGGTCAGCATACATGGTGTGCATGGCAACGCCTGTGGTGCTGTTGCGAATTCGTTGGCCTAGTGCGCTCTTGGCAGGTATGCGATATTGCACTGTATTGGGTTTGAACACCAGATTACCAGCTTGTTCTTCCCAGGGCTGTTGCGGGTAGTATAGTAAGTCGCCTTTGACATAACCACGGAAGTTGGTGGGAGTGGCTGCTTCCAGTTGTGGCCAAAGATCAGCATATAATTGAACCAATTCACCACGCTCACCTTTTCGTGTGTTTTGTATTTGTGCCATCATTTGGGGCGAAGTAGCAAGTCCATCATATCCCTTGGCGTCAAATCCTGATCCGTCTGTAAGCACAAATTCTCCTGTATCGGGTTTGCGGCCAAATATCACAGCAGGTTTGCCGTCCCATTTTACACTAGTGGTCTTTTGTGGTGCTTCGGCAGCATGTTGAACAATGGCCAGTGCTTCGTCAACTCCACGTGAACCTTTGCGGAACACAAGATCTTCCAGGTGTTCAATGCCCTTGGCTCGGCCGCCTACATTGCCTTCGTCGGCTTCGTAAATTTGATAGGGATTTGTTGGCTCTGCTTCAATTAGCGGCTGCATGCCTTGATTTACGATTCGGTCACGTAGTTTGGCCAGGAAATGTACATCACTATTTTCTCGAACCAGATCCGGCTCTTGCAAGCCTTCTTTGGCTAGATATTCACGAAAGTCTTTGAGCTTGGCATCGCGATCTCGGTCACGTGCTAGAGCAGCATAAATGCTTTCTACATTTTTGAGATTTTCTCTAGTGGCTGTTTTACCTAGCAGTGTTTTGGCCACATAGTCAGGATCCATGCCGCCATCGACCAGCTGATTTGTTGTGCGGCTGAACATGCCATTGGCACCCACTTTAAGTCCCAGTTGCTTGGCAATTGAACTCATCAACACATTGCGGTTCATGCCTTTGTAAGCACTATCTTCTGAACCACCATAGTAGAATTGTCCCCAATCCAAGTTAGGGAAGAACATAAAGTCCGTTTGCACATATCCGTTTTGAGGATTGCCGTTGATAGGTGTGCGTAGGTGTACTTCTCCAGCTTTCTTTACCCAGGCCTTGGGATCTTCACCATGGCTCACTGCCCATTGTGTTAGTTTTGCTGTGAGTTGTTCTTTGGATATTTCACTGGCATCCACTGCCATGTCCACGTCACCACTAGTGGGTTTGCGACCAGTTGATCCCAGCCAACGCTCACGTGGGAATTCTAATCCAGTAAGTGTTTCCAACCATTGCACTGTGGCCGGCACATCGCTTTGGTTGATGCGACCTGTCAATGGTTTGCCATCGGCATCTTTAAATACATTGCCGCCTTCTAGTAATCTCATGGTGTATTAAATCCTAATGCTTTTAGATAGGCTTTGGTCTGCTCATCTTGTGCGCTTGCGTCAGGCAACTTACCAACAATACCCTGAACCTGTTGCAATTGGGGTTGTGTTATGCCCGATTGTTGAACAATTTGTTGTGCTGCTTTTTCAGTTGCAGGATCTGGCGTCGCAGCGGGGGTGCCCGGAGTGCCCGGAGCAGTAGGTGTTTTTCTAGCACCCGATGTGCCTGACCCGCTACTAAACTGCATGAGACTCATGGCATCATATGTGGCCTGGCTCAATGTTTGCCATTCAGCCATGGCTTCTTGAGCAGTTTTATCTCCATTATTAAAATCTAAAATTGATTGTGTGGCAGCATCAATGCGCTGTACTATATCAGTTGCCTGTTGCTGTGCAGCAGGGTCAACCCATCGAGACAATTGTTTATAGTCAGTTCCCACTTTGCCTTGCAGAAAATTTTTATGAATTTGATTCATCAAACTTTTTTCCAAACCTTGCTTGGTTCCAGGATCAAATTGTGATGGACTTTGAACATTGCTTTGTTCTTGAGTTTTTGCAATAGCAGTGTTCCAGAGCTTTTGTTGTTGTTCAGCCTGTGATTTAATTACTGGAGCAGCAGCGGCAGCAGCGGCCGTTTGCTGGTCGCCGTAGGGATTTTTTGGTCCGAGCTTGCTAAAGTCTGTTCCAGTTTTCTTGGTAGCCCAATCGTTTGCTTTGGCCGCAACATGCGATCCAACTGCCTTGGCCATATTAGATAATACGCCTTCGTTTGTTTTGCGGCGTGTGATTTCATGTATCTGCATTTGTTCTTCTCACTGATCTGGCAAACTTACCCGAGTCTCTGGTACGGATAGCATTTAACAATTTGCGTTGCAGGTTTTCAGCTTGGTCGGCTGGAAATTCTGTGTCAATTTGTTCTAGTAATCTAATGGCATTGGCAATGAGTGTAGCCGCACGATTTTCAATCAACAGGCGGCGATCACGTTCGATGTACAAATCGTCTAATTCTTCTAGTAAACTGCGGGTGCGTTTTTGCATCTGCTCAAGGGCCTTTGGATTATTTAGCGGATTTACCTACAAAGTTTTTACAAAAATCTAGCATAAAACTCAGCTAATTCTGGAAACACATGTGCAAATGATTGATTTCTAAATTGATCAATTTTTTTAATTGAATTAACCATGCTGTGAATTGCAGTTGGATTTTCTTTCCAATTAAATGGTATCATAGATTGACTATTTTTCTTTTTTACAGCAGTAACATACTCTGTAGAACAATTTGACAATGAGAATTCTCCAATGGCCAAATGCTTGGTATGATTAACTATATCACCTTCTCTATTGGTTGCAAAATTTTGTTGCACCCATTGAGACAATTCATTGCTGTACCATAAGTTAAATATGCTGACAGTTTCTTCTATTAGAAACATTACATTACTCGGGGCAGTTTGTTTTATTTTTAATATGTTGTCGGTTACTTGATTCCATTCAGCAGGCCAGCGCAAGTATTCAAATTGTTCTCCAATACCATCTAGGCTTATATGCAGTTTGACCAGATGTAATTTTTCAATAGTATTGATATTTTTTGCACTAATTGGCTGTGTGCCATTGGTTTGAAAACACACTGTAAGTTGGTTTTTGGCATTAGGTACATTACTAGCCAACCAGGCAGCAACATCCCAGTAAGATTGTCCTAACATGGTTTCTCCACCACAAAAGACTACCTGACGTAAATTTGAAAGATCCAACTGTTGTAAGCTGTGTATTACTTCGTCGCTGTGTCGTGGACTAAAAATTGGATCGGCCCAAAGATCATGTTCTTTAAGATGTTTTTGCCAAAATGTACTAGAATGCGTTCCGCAAGTTCTACAAGCTAGATTGCAACTGATGTCAAACATTAGATCAATTCTTGCAGGCCCAGACAATTCAGTTTTGCCCAAAATTCCAAGGCCGTTATTCATGCCAGTTCTCATGCTTGCATGTCCAGCAGCTTCAAGCTGTTGACAGTTGCTACATCCCAAATCCCAGATGTTAGTTTTGTTTTTCTCACGTAAAGGAATAAACTTATTGTTGTTCCAAAAATTTTCAGCAATATTAATTTGAAATTCTGTATTCCTCAAACAACAATGTTGTGCGTGGGGCAATGAATGTTTAAAATCCAATTGCAGCCCTCCATGAATCATGGAACAATAGGTGTCAGTCATGACGTTTTGATCTTGCCCAACAACTGCTTGAGCTTGGCGCTTTGTACATCTGCTGTGACTTTGGGTGCTTCTAACTCAAAACCTTCTCGAGCTTGGGGTCGTTCCCAAGGTACAGACTTGGCGTCGTCCGCGGCAGCACTAACTTGGCTTTTTGCTTTGATACTATCCATGATACTTGTGCTGGGTTTTTTGCTGAACCCGTTTTCATTGTCATCCCCGCCTTCATCAGTAATGCGCATGGTTTCAATGTTGTACTCCAAATCAATCTTTTGACCAACGCCGGTCGAGCTTCGAGACTTCATACACTGGATCTGATA